TGCAGGGAGATAGCACCAGCAGGGTTCAGAGTACCGGCACCCATAGCAACCTTACCGACGATCAGGTCGCCCTGATACATCACGGAAACGTCACCATTGGTGGTCTGCACTTGAGGACCAACAGCTTCAACAACACCCACGGAATCCTTGTGGTAGATAAGACCACAGGTACCAGCACCATTACCAGTACCATCGGCACCAGTGATGCGGTAGTCATTGTTTTCACCAGCAACACGTACGTGATCGAAACGATCAGCCATTACATTGTTCGACTTCTTGATGGTGATACCAGCAATTTGATAACCCCACTCACCAGAGCGCACAGCAGTGCCTTGCTCGTCACGGTTGATGGGAGAGATCACATTATTGGAGACCTGGGTAATCAATGCGTAGTACTGCTCGGGGGAGAGTACAGCAACACGTCCATTGGAAGGAATGTTGTTTTCGTCGAAGATTTGTGCAGCACGGTAGAAAGATTGCACAAGTGCTTCGGCGTTAGAAGCATTACCAGAGCCCATGTAAAGGACGTTACCACCAGTCTGACCAGTAACAGCAGCTGCTTCACGAGAAGCTTGTGCAACGGTCTTAAAGATGTTTTGGTCGTAGCGATTAGCCAGTGCGTATGCGAGCTTGCGGGCAATTTCACCACGCAGATCGTAATGAGCAAACACTTCATCAAGGTTGTAGACGAAGGTGCTAGCAATCAGCAGGTCATCACAAATGATAGTCTTTTCTGCTACGGGCAATCCATTAGTCACAGGGCCGCCATCACCAGTCAAGTCACCATAACCTGTTGCACCAGGCTGTACGCCGCCACTATCAGTCTTTTGACCAAGAATAGGAGTACCGGGGGTATGGTAATGACTATCAAGCCCACCAGTAAAGATGAACTGCATAGACTTACCGTTACGCAGGGTACGGCTAGTTACAGTACCTTTTGCAACTTGTGCATCTTGGTAAGCCTTGAAAAGCTCACCACTAAACAGTTTCAGATAAGTTGCGTACTTATCAGCAATAGGCTGTACGCCGGAAGGATAAGTATTAGTAAGAACTGGAGCGGCGCTAGAACCGTAACTCCAGGTATTCATGTTAGCCATTGTAATTAAAAAAGAGATAAGGATTTACATTATCTCAAAGCGCTTTGAGTTATTTAGTTGTTATATTTTTGTGGTCTATCCCACCGTCATGACGGCAGCAAGGTGTCCTCGTAAGGGCTTGTTGCCAATGGACAAGGGGTCCGACTCTGAGGTGCCCCTTGAACTAATTATTACCCAACTAATGGGGCGGTATGTGTTGCAAGATCTAGCGGGAAGTTGTGAGCGTTTCGCTCGTGCATTACTTCCATACCAAGACCAGCGCGGTTCAAAATATCCGCCCAAGTGTTGATAACACGTCCTTCACTTTCGACAATACTCTGGTTAAAGTTGAAACCATTAAGATTGAAAGCCATGGTCGAAACGCCCAAAGCAGCAAACCAAATACCAACAACGGGCCAAGCAGCAAGAAAGAAATGAAGGCTACGGCTATTGTTGAATGAAGCGTATTGGAAAATGAGTCTACCAAAGTATCCATGTGCGGCTACAATGTTGTATGTTTCTTCTTCTTGACCAAACTTATAACCATAGTTATGGCTTTCGTTTTCAGTCGTTTCACGAACAAGACTGGATGTGACAAGGCTGCCGTGCATCGCACTAAAAAGGCTGCCACCGAATACACCCGCCACGCCAAGCATGTGGAATGGGTGCATGAGGATATTGTGTTCTGCCTGGAACACAAGCATATAATTGAAAGTTCCCGAGATACCCAACGGCATTCCATCAGAGAAGGAACCTTGACCAAAAGGATACACAAGGAATACGGCTGTTGCAGCCGCGACTGGAGCAGAATAGGCAACACTGATCCAGGGCCTCATTCCAAGTCGATAACTAAGTTCCCATTCGCGTCCCATGTAAGCAAAGACACCGATAAGAAAGTGGAAGACGGTAAGCTGATAAGGTCCGCCGTTGTATAGCCATTCGCTAAGCGAACTAGCTTCCCAGATGGGGTATAGGTGCAGCCCGATGGCGTTACTGCTTGGGACAACTGCACCGGAGATGATGTTGTTGCCGTACAGAAGTGAGCCGGCGACTGGTTCACGAATGCCATCAATGTCTACGGGTGGAGCGGCAATGAATGCCAAGATAAATGCGGTTGTAGCCGTGAGGATACACGGAATCATTAGAGCACCAAAATGCCCTACATAAATACGATTGTCGGTAGAGGTCACCCAGTTGAGATAGGAATCCCACAGTGATGACCGCCGTTGACTAGAAGTGGTTGCAATAGCGGTCATTGATTATTGAATTAATTGATAATTGTGTAAGTTACAGGAGCAACGCCTTGGTTGATAATACCAATGCGCTCAGCAGTTCCTTGGGAAAGGTCGATGTCCCTTCCGTAAATAAAAGGTCCGCGATCATTAATTCTTACTGTTTCGCATAGATCCCTGTTGCATACTTTTACGCGAGTCCCGAAGGGCAAGGTTTTGTGTGCAGCAGTTGAACCCCATTGATTAAAGACTTCACCATTAGCGGTAATTTTACCGTGATAGCCAGGTCCATACCAAGAAGCGGTCCAGATAGCAGCAGAAGCAATAAGTGTAGATAGCATAATAAAATAAAATACAGGACTTAGATAACATCTAAGCAACGAGAGAAATATTTTTGTCGGTCATCAAGACCGTTATAACCACCGTTAACTTTAAGAGTGACTTGTTTGACTGTTGGATGTGTGTCGCACAATTCATTCATGTTGTTATCTTTCCACCAGAAGCCAGCAGATGTAAACGGATATACTTCCGCTACATAATTACAACCATCCATTACTTTCGCATCACCAAGGTAATCAGAAAAGCGTTGATAGTTTTCTCTTCCAGTGAGCTGGATATAGCCGGCACCTTTAAAGCGGGGGCCATCACCAGTCTTTTTATTGCCTAGATCCCACCTACCTTCAAGATAGGAACCATCCGACAATTCTTTTTTCCAACGACCACCACCGGATTCATGGGCAGTTTGTGCTAAGAAATGACTGATCCGTAGTGGCGTGGTAATTTCAAATTCCTCAAGACAACTATTGAGTTCATCAATTTCACGTGGTTGAATGAGACTTTCATCACAATCCCAAATGTGTGCCAACTGAGAAAGAGTTACATAAACCGGACGTGATTCTTTTTTCCTATACAACTTACCAAACTCATCCAACACTTCCGAGGTGAGTTTACTTTGCAAGAACTCCCAAGCTTCACGTTGATGTTCTAGGCCGCCATAATAAACAGCGGCATCGGTAAGTTTAATAGTCATTAGAATACACCAGGAATCAATTGACCAGTGGTTACGTACGCACCAATAGCAGCGATAACACCAAGCATTGCCAAGCGTCCGTTGATCAATTCTGCTCGTTCGTTATGTGATTGAAGATAGTTTGGGTCCATATACATTCGAGGTTCTTTGGGGTAGATGTTTTGACGATTGCCGTCTTCAGTAATAGTTGACATTAAAATTGTAGTTCGGGAGACATTTCGAGTTTGCTCATAACGTCCATTCGATATGCCGGGTCGGTTTCATATCGTGGGTCGCTCATTGCTGCGATTAGTTCTGCATGAGAACGGTAACTATTAGCTTTATTGGGTGAAGCTTTACCTTGAATAGTTTGACCTTCGACACCATTGGCATCTTGATATGCACTAATCAAACCTCTTAGCGCTAAGTTTATAGCTGCCATGTTTGCTGAATCAACAGCGGAATCATAAGCAGCAATTTGAGCTTTATCGAGATTTTGTGAAGCCCATTGCATAAGAGATTGGTAGTTTTGTTCACCGCCAACTGAGTCAAAGATTGTGTTTACTTGGTCATCACTAAGATCAACATCTTTCGGTTGTTGCTCTGGTTGTTGCTGTCGGAATAACTCCGCCATGTCTTCAACCGAAAGACCTTCCAACGCATCGTTATCACCATCGAGGTACTTTCTCAGCAATTCTGCA